GATTATCGCCAGAACCCCAAGGATATCGGCCGGAATGGCGCTTTGTGCCGTAATGCTCCAAAATATCAGAGTCGGAACTCGTGCCGTAGTAGTTTTTAAGGTCTTTCTCAATTGGATTCATAACGCTGCTCCTTATCTCAGATCCGCAATGATTTTGTCAAATTCTTTAATCTTTTCGATGATGGGATCAATGATATCTGCCGTTGGTGTCTCGATGAGAACATCATCGTTTTGGTAAATGCGATTTTCGATAAGAATATCTTTCGGCTTGACATGATACTCCATGCAGAACAGCGCATCATAAATAAAGAGCTGCTCCATATGTGCTGGAACAGCTCCTGTTTTAAGATCATGAATACGAAGAAAATTATCTTTGTCGTTAAATGCAATGGCATCTGCAGTACCAAAACAGTTTTCGCTGTAAAACAAAACCTGCTCGGGGTCCATGCGGAAACCAATTGCATCGTTGACATATGCGTTGAGGGTTTTCTTGCTCTTCGGGAGCTTTTGCTTCAGGTTAATGCACTCTGCAGCAAAAGCATGAAGCCGAGTGCCTTTCTCCTTTGCTTGACAGCTCATGAAAGCATCCACCAGGCGTTGAGTATCATAGTTCAGCCAATGATACTTACTTGCACCCAGAAAGGCGTGCTGCCCCACGAGCCTGGAATGATCGTTCCATTGCATTGAGAACTTCCTCCTTGTTCTCAGGATAAATGAAAGCGGCAAAGCTCATCTCATTCATCTGACGGACATAATAATCCTGATTCGGACGATGAGGTGCATTTGCTGAGCGCTTGCCTTCGAGTGCTGCCCAGGTGGAACAATACAAAACCAAAAGATCGGGATGCCCCTGCACCTCGTTCGGGTCAAGATGGACCACTACACAGCCGGGAAAGCGTTCTTTCAGTTCTTTCGTCAATCCCTGTTTGAATTTGTTTTCGAGCATGATAAAAACCTCCAAAATAAAAGGAATAGTGCGTTCAAAACGCGTTCTATTCCCCCCATAAAAGGGCATGTTTTTATCGCGTCAGTTTTTGCTAATTTTTGCAAGATTTTATTATTTTCGGGCAAAAGAAAAGCCTCTGCGCTAACAACGCAGGGGCAGATCTTATTTGCTGTATCAGTCGTACCACTCAGGTTCTGGTTCAAGGTCATCGTCTGGATAGCTTGCTTCTTCTGTCGGAGATGATAAAAGCTCTATGTCGTTATCATCGATATGATCTCCGCATTTCAGGCACAGCCATTCATCATCATGATGCACCATCTGGCAATGGCAGTTCCAACACCAATGTTCGCCTGTTGGTTTATCATAGCCGGGAGTATGGAGAACACGGTAGTCAAACGATCCGTCTGGATGCTTCACCCATAGCACTGGTAGACCAAGTTCCAATGTAGTGTAGATCCAAACTTCATCGCCATTCGGAAGAACATCTCGTCCTTCAAAAGAGTAATCGTGCTCACGCCAATTTTTTGCAAGCGCATCCATATAGTTCATATTTTTCACCTCGTACTTCATTAAAGGGCAGTACGTCTATTTAATGCAGTTCTATATTACACTGTCAGGGGATATAGTTCAAGGTTAAAATATTATAACATTTTCCGGCTCGATAAGACGTTAAACTTTCGCCGTGGCCAAAAGCCCGTTTTTTATCCTTAATTACTATATATAAAATTTTAAAATTTTTATTAAGTTAAAGAAAAAAGTGGGTTTTTGGCCAAATGGCAATTTTATTACATATTATCGTAATATTTTGTGGCCATTTTTGCAAAAATTTTTGGCCACGAAGTGGGTTTTTGGCCAAAAAGCTGCCGAGAATCAGTCAAAATTGTTCATCACCTTCCTTGCCGCGGCATAAATGAACCGTTTCACAGACCACCGATCAACCTGATATTCGGCCCGAAGCCGCTCAAGTTCAGGGTTCGGATACTCTCCACACCGAAACTCAGTCACGTCCAGTGCCCTGCGAAGCCGTGCATCCGCTGAACTTGCACTGCAGTGAAAACGATCGCTAAGTACATTTTCAATGTCTGTCAGTGTGACAAAACGATTATTCCGCATTTCATGAATAGCGAAATCAATCGCTTCTCCCATGAGATCTCCACCGAATGTCGCCATCGGCACCTGCATTCTCACGAGAAAGTCATGTGTTTTCTGCTGCATTTTGCATCTCCAATCTTATCTACGAATTCGTATGTAGTCATCCTATCACCGCTGTCCCGAGCTCCTCTTAACCTTACCGAGAGCTACTCGCCATGCAAAGACCTCAGCATCAAATTCTTCTTTTGAAACCCCACGCTTTTTAGCCTCATACAGAGCCTGCGTATACGACCACGTTCCATCAACGTAACGGCCTGCCAATATATCTGCGGTGTCCGCTTTGCCAATCATGTTAATCACCTCATCCAAATATCATGTAAACCAGAAGCAAGAACCAACCAGTGTATCTGATAATTCTCTGTCTTTCTCTATCTGCATTCTTAGTAAAAAACATCCCAATGTTAATAGCTTGCAAAATAACGCTTGCTAGCAGCACAATTCGCATTACTTCTTCACACTTTCCTTTCCAGTCTGGTCATCCTCAGGCCAGTACGTGTAAATATCATCGAACACCACCGGGATCTTGCTCTGCAGTTCCTTCAGCAGAGGGCACATCAGTTCTCTCATCTGAGGATGGGCCGCTACAGGAGTACGCAGCTTGAAGATATTGCGCCACTCACGGTAGTTTGCCGTGACCACGATCTCAGTCTTCAAGCACAGCGGCAACACACAACGAGCCTGTTCGGGACGGAAACCATTGGCGATGAGAGTTTTGTAGCTTTTTTCAGCATCATCACAAGCCCAGTACCATGCATGGTGGATTTGATAGTCCGTTTCGAGCTTTATAAATTCTTCTGTCGAAGAAGCTGCTTTGATTGCATTTTCATTAGGCTCGTTAGGAATATAAAACGGCCGAATAAAGCTCAGCTCCCCGCCAAACTTCTCCTTCGAGTAGTTACAGTACCGGGTGCTCTCCTGTGCAAAAGAAGCAATGCGGTGCCGCACCAGCTCATTGGCAATGCCACGATCACACGTGAACAGCACGCTCAGCTGAGAATGCTCAAGCATGGCCTCGTGCCCTTGCTTCACCAGAAAGCCCGCCAGCTTCTTCGCAGACTCCCCATCCGGCGTGATCTTATCCTCGCTCTTGTAGCAGACCCGGGCAACGCGCTCAATCTGCTGCAGCTCCTTGATGCCACCCTCAGAAATATCAGTGAGGATCTCGTACTTAGGTTCAACGATTTTCATATGTTAGCAATCCTTTCTCTTTCGGGATCTCGCAAAATAGAATCCCAGTCTTTAATAAGCTGCTTCAGATCTGAATCATCAATTACACCCTGCATGCTGTGCTCATTATATGTCATTAAGACTGCACCTGTTTTAGCTGGACCGAGTCCACAATTAGAACAGGAAATCTCATATTGGAGTTTCATAGTCGTACCGCAGGTCATCGTGCCTGTATTTTTCAAATATGCTTTACAATAGCACATAGGACAACATCTCATAAAAGATCCTCCTGTATCAATCTGCAAGTCCAATTCCCACAGATATCACCCGAAGCATGCTTCTTTGCAAACGCCATGCCCTTCTTGATAGCCTCCTGCTTGTCGGTCGCCCTGACTTCAAAGCTCTGATAGCCGCCACCGTTGTCTGTGCAGGTAAAGATAAACGTGTGCTTCATAAGAAATCCTCCGTAATAGCTTGTACAAACATATCAATTACTTCGTTTAGAAAAGCAACCAACCGATACGGCCAAGATATTTTCTTTTCATACCAAGCTGGGATGGCCGTAGTTTCTGTCTGACTGTATCGAATACTTCCTACCGCTTGCTCTATATCAACCAGTGAGTGATTGGTGTTAGCGCACAAGATTCGTGCGTCTTGCAAAGTGATATCGCCATTCGCCAACAGCCAAGCAACATCGTCTATCGACGTGAAATTTCCAACCGGAACCCTGTAGCCATGCTCAAGATCATATGCAGTAAGGGCATTCCAAGTTTGTTTTCTTACCATATCAATAGGTCGGCCATTCGCGTAGATGGTTTCAACGTCATCATCAGAAAATTCGTACACTGCCTTACTCCAATTCCGGATAGCTTCTACGGCTTCTTCATATGATACTCTTTCATTGTCCATAGCCTTCTTACCTCACAGCAGAATCCGAAACCAGATAAACCAAAGCACCTTCAGCGTGAATGCAATAATAATGGCCCAGGCGCACAGAATAAGTGTCAGCGCAATAGCTCGGCCAAGAAATTTGCCAACTTTCGTCCAAACATCATTCATCCTTATCAACCCTTTCTAGGCCTGTAAAATATCCGATGCCAATATGACCACCATCGCAATGATGAATTGGGCGGAACGCCATCAGACCGGCCAGATCGTTCTTCGCATCTTCGGGATTATAGTAGGGATGCCCATCGTTAAATTCCCTCTCGCAAAATCGGCACTTGTAAGTCGGATAATAAAACGTTTTCACCCCACACACCTCCTAACTGCATCCACCCGGCACTCCGCAGCGTTCAACTCAAAAATAGCCGCATCCACAAATTCCGGGTCACAGTGCTCGAAGTGGTTCCGAGCCACCTCCAAGGCTTGTAAAGCCTCCCGCAGGGTATTAACCGTTGTCGGGATCGGCTCCATGCGGAATATCTTTTTGACAAAATCAGCGATTTTTCGCAGCATTTCTACGCCTCCACATCTTCATAACCTGCCGAGCCGTGAGCCAGCCCTCGACATCATAATGATCAACAAGTGCTAGCCCGCACACCTCGAGTAAATGAGGAAACCCGTAAGTGTACCAACCGCATACCGCGTCCCATAGATATGTACCAGATTTATCTCGAACTGTAATCTGATAGCCCCCATCATGCAGTGCTCCAGGGCCGTAAACTTCAGGCTGGTTTTTATCGTTCTCAGGAAATCTTCTTTCCATCTCATGCGTAATGCCCGCTTTCGTAAGAAGATAATCCAGCTTCTGCATCTCGGTCATGTGACCCCAAACCCGGAGTTTCCAGGTCTTCTTAGACATGTTTCTCATTTCTGCATTTCCTTTCGTCAGCCTCCATGGACTTTGCGATTTTATGCTGAATATAAAGCACACAGCCAGCCTGACTATCACACCCGAATGACGCCAATAGTCCAGCAATAGCATTCAGAGAGTTCAAATCCTCTTCAGTAAATATCATTTAGCGTTCACCGTTCTTCCTGATACTCTACAATTTTGGTCACTTCACTCTGAACCCGGCGTAAGAAATCACACGCACTTAAGCAACCGCATTCCGCCAATGCTTCAGCGATATCGCCCAAAATATCCATATCGGTTCTTGTGAGATTAACTTGAGGAATAACTTCAATGTTCTCTTCAGTGATAAATGGGGTATAGTCCCCACAATGGCAGCATTTAACGTTCATGCGTTGCATACAAGCATCTCCTTCGATGATAAAAAT